CCAACGCTGCTTCACCAAGGCCAATCCCACCACCGCCCCCACCACCGCCGCCTTCCCCTCGTCCACCACCTACTCCACCACTAACTGCAGCAAGTAACTCCTTTGTCCACTTTGCTTGGTATGCTTTGGTATTGAAGAACAGGAATAAATCAGCAGCAAGACCACTACTGCCACTCCATCTTCCGCCAGTACCCCCGCCACCGCCGCCTCCAGAGACAGATTCAGTAGATTCGGCAGCATTCGCAGCAGGGCTCACATTGTTACCTGCCTGTTCAAAAGCAAGATTCTCCAATGACTCTTTTTTAGCGGCTCGTTCTCTATCCATTGCATTTATGCTACGCAAGGCAGGCTCAAAAGGTGTCAATGCGGCAAGACGCGCCACTTCACCAATAGATTGGAGATTTTTTCTGGCCCCGGGCATGAAAGCAGGTGGCTTAGTTATCTGTTGGACTTTCCGACCAAACAGACCCTGAGCGTACTTCAACTGTTCAAGGCTAACACCAGTAGTCTGTGCAGTCTTTGCAACATTCTCAGATAAGACATCTGTAATATTTGATGAATCAGTAAAAAATGCAAACTCTGAGTCGAGATCATTAACTCGTTTCCGAAGATCTTTAATATCTTCAAGAGAGGCATTGAAATCCTTAGAGTTAAGCAACTTGTCTACTAGAACTGTCACCGTGCCAATTTGGGATAATACACCACTTAGCCTCTTTATTTCTGCCGTGTTCTGTTTTGGATCATATTTTTTAGACAACTCAGTAAAGAACACCTTGAAGTCACCATTGTATCTTTCCTTAATAGTTTCTAAGGCTTTCTGACCAGCAGGAGTAAAAACAGCAAACCCAGCATCCTTCATCGTTTGCATAGGATCCTGTGGTGTTACAGACGGCCGATGCGCGGCATCTAACTTTTTCTCAATTTCCTGCAGCCTTCGGTTTAGTTCCTCATTGAGTTCTGCCATCGTATACTCCTCTGGCCTCTCTATTTGCTTTAATTTCTTCCCGTTTCTGAAGGATCAGCCTATTATGGATCCAATCATTATCCCGGGCGTCATTATTGTCGTAATCCTGAATGGTCATATTCAGGTAATACAGTAGATCAAACTGCATCTCCAGTATATCGTTCAAGTTTTTTCCCATACGGAAGAAGCATCTCAAGTCGAAAGGGAACCGGCATCACACCGGTACCTCCGCACTTCGGACACTCATATGCTGCTTCCATCTTTAGACCATGTTCAAACTTATTATGAAAGGCACGGATAACCATAAGGTCTTTGGTTGAGAGGTTCTCCAGAAAGTCCACGTTGTCCCAGATACCTTTATCATTCACCAATGAAAGCGCGTATCTGTACAACCAAACATTCTGGCCGGCCTTATCCAACTCGTTTACCTTCAGAACATCCTCTACCCGCAACATCCGGCATTTGACCAGTTGCCCGGATACAGGTAACTTCAACTCATAGGGTTCTCTATATGTATCAGGAAGTTCAATAATTTCCAGTTTGGTTAGATCAACATCAAACGTATTCTTTTGCCAACAATGTTCGCACTCAAAATCAACACTGAACATTTTTGAGTACGAGTTAATAGTCTCCCAGACTACCAGATACAGGCGGTCTCCCAGCGTCAGTTTTACAGGATCAATACCCTTCAAAACACCGTGAAGCACAGTCAGAAACTTTTTCTCGAAGTTCTCGTTGCTGAGTTCTGCGATCAACTTCTCATCGCGGCCCTTGAAGGTCCGGATCTGGATTGCATCGGGGTTCTTTGCCAAGTCTATATCCGGATAGACCAAGCATTTGGAAGGTAACTTCACTGTTACATAGTTCTCTTGCATTTTCCCTCTCCTTTTTTCTTTTTGTTAGGAAAGTTTTTGATCTTGTTCTCCTACTTCAACAATGTCATCAAAATGTTCCCTTTTGCTAGTGCTTTGTTCATCATATCTGTAGTCGTATTCGAAGCCTTGATGTACCGGCCAAGTGCCTGGCCCATCGGTGTCCGGATCTCGATCATCTTCTCATCCTCGACAAGGACACCAAGCAACTTGTTGTTCATGTCGGTGATCTGGGTCGTAATAGCACTCTCTGTCACCTGCACTTTTCTGCAATGCTCAAGAAGATCGTGGAAGTTAATCATAGTTTAAATGTTAGCATATGGCAGTTTCGGCACAATGTCGTACCGTTGCTAATCTCCCAAAAGGGTTTATAAGTCATGGCTAATCTTACTAACGTCTCTTTATCCTCTAATGGACTAAACTGAGAATATTCATGTAAGAAATCGGCTAAGATATTAGAAAACTTCTTTATATGATGCGGATGAAGTTCTCCACCACGTTTTCCACATTTTATACAAGTATAGTTATCACGCTCAAAGATAGATACACGCCACTGTTTCATTTCCAATAAATGCCGGATACACGTAGCCAGAGAAGTCTTACCCCCTTCCCAAAGATGACTCTTTGATCCCTTATGCGCTGCAGACATTTTCTGCTTTGTTTCGATAGAATGGTGCTTACCAGCACTAACTTTACGCATATGGTCACAGAAAATCTGCGATCGTTTTTTACCTAAATGTGCCATGCTGATATTCTTCCTATACTCAACAGATCGAGGTGGTCTTTTAACACCCAACCAGTTATGTCCATTAACAAAACGCTTTGCTGGATAATAAGCAGAAATATAAATAATCTCGCCACATCCACATGCGCATATTTTGTAATCGATAATTTTATCGTATTTCATACATATCCTATCCGAAAAACTCATATTCGATCTTGTCCACTGCAAACTCCACCTGCACAGTCGTCACGTTGTTGTTCTCATAGTCCAGGTTGTATTTAGGGAATGTCGTCGGGAAACACCCGATCAACTTATACCGCCCCAAGGCAATTCCTGTTGAGTCCAGGAACCGCACGTACATAGTCTTTTGATACTTTGCTTTCGGCTGGAACAAACCCTGGCTGTCAACGATCAGATTTTTCCACGCATTGATGTACGCTGAGACAGCATCCGGCATTGTTTTTACAAAGGTAATACGGATCTTGTCGACCGTCAGCAGCCCAGCAAAATTAGCCTGATACGGGCCAACACGCATCGTATTCGCGTCGTTCATGCTGTAGTCACCGAACTGCACAGCGCGGACAAGTTGCGCTAAACCAAACCCGATCAGCCCGAATGTCGGTATTCCACCAATAGTCGGGCTAATGTCCGGCAAGAGCACGTCCCAGAGATAGTTCCTCTGGAAACGTGCTTTTGCTAGGATCCAATCAACAGGTACACTAAGTCCTGGCATAGTTTACTCCGATTAGGACACGTCTTCCCAGTTGTCGAATGAGAAGGTGACAGGATACTTGATCGTTCCGTCTCCGCCTGCATAATCGACTGCAACTTTGCCAATGTTCTGTACCCATGCACCCTTGAGCTTGATCTTCATGTAGATGTCTCCGGCCACGGTGATCGTAGTCAGATACACGTCGGTCTTGTAAAATGGATCACCAATCCCGATACCAGTCGAGTTGTTCACGATCGACTGCTGCCATCCCTGGATCGCATCGAAGACTTTCTTGTCTTCACCTTCGATGAATGTAACTGACCAGGTCTGATCGTAGGCCAATTTCCCGGCTATAGCGATACCCGCGGTCTGTTTGAACGGTATCTTGATCTGCGGATTGCTGCGGCCAGGGATCTCGGTAGACTGAGCCCTTAACGTATAGGTAGTAGAATCACCACCGCCGATCGGAACCGGCACTACTACTTCCCACAGATACGGCCTTGCAGGATTTGTTAAGTTCGTCTTCAAACTGTCAATTCCCATTTGCGGCATCTTAATCCTCCTTATTTATGATTCTCTTTCTTTACAGGTTGAAACCTCTTGCTATGAGCTCGTTGAAGTTAGCACCGGTTGTCGTGACAATAACCTGCAACTGGATGAATTCCGCGATCTTGATCGGTTTCACGAACACATCAACGTGAAGTTCGTTCTGATCGATGACCGCCGGTGTGTTGTTGGTCTCGTCGCAAACTACCTGATATCCCTTCGTATCAGCGGACGATGTTTCGAATGCACCAGCGCCACTGAGTGTATCAAGATACGTATCCAGCATTGCGGTGACTCTGAACCGTGTATTCGGATCATTCGGCTCGAACACGAACGATCTTAATGATATCGCCATTGCTTTCTCAAGGATAATGAGCAACCTACGCACATTGACCCTGTCCAAAGCGGACGGCGTTGTGGTTTCTGTTTTCTGGCCCCAGATAACATTTCCGGATCCCGGCCAGATCTGCAACGGGTTGATCTGCGCAGAATACAGCGAGTCTCTGTCACCCTGCGAGAATGCTAACCGTTTGCCATTCTGGTCGCAGATATTCAGGACGTTCAGGACGCCTCTGTTCAAACCAGCAGGAGCGTTCCAGACGTTCCGGATGTAATCGTTGTACGCATACTGCGCGGCAATATAGCCGGATCCTGGCAGGACAACCAATGTCGAATTCCACTGATCGTATGTCTGGACCATAGGCGCATACAGCGCTACGTAACTGGAGTTCAGATTCTGAGTGCTGTTTCTCCATGTGATCATTGAAGCGGTGGATGTGGTCTGCGCGGGATCCATGTTCAGGATAGCCATGCAGTCTTTCCGTGATTCCGCGATCTCCTTCATCTTCTCCTGTACTGAAGTCGAGAAGAACCCGGGTTCGACCAGAAGTCTGATGTCGACCTCTTCAGGATTCGCGAACATATCCCAGCCGGCCATCAAATGAGAGGCTGCGATCGCAGATCCATCAGCGCCCATCGCAAACGGCAGCGTGCTGGTCTGTGCTTTAGGCAGAGTAGAATCCGCCAGTGCGCTATCCGCAACCACTATGTAACTGCTGAATCCATTGATGACGGTCTCCATGTATTGCTGTCTGCCATATCCATCGATCTGGTG